GTCGCCGGCTGCGCCCGCTACGAAGCATCCAGAAACGGCCGTACAACTTGGATTAATACCTTGAGCATTAATTACAAACCCGCTGCCGCCCTGCAAAGTCGCACCATAATCGGTATATAGCTTGGCGCCATTACCGTCAGACCCTGTAATATTGGTGAACTTCGGAGGTCCGAAGTAACCGAATGGTAGATATAGGGGATCTGTGGCCGCAGCATCGACTTCAGGGTTTGTTTGTACATATACAAATCTGGAGTTGTTCGCATATTCTCCATACGTCTTTAATCTTCTGGCCGCGGAGTCCCAACTAGTATATTGATCGCCGATCTTGCGCGCGACATAATTTGGGCTAGTGGGATCGAGGGTACAATTATCATATCTTTCCATGATTTGGACATTATTATCTGTATCGTTTAATGCGCGCAAAACAACGGAAAATGAGCCATATTCTGTAGCATTGGTATTCGATTGGCGGATTTCTTCAATAGATACCTTCACATTTTTATGCAACCATTCGCCATGGCCGCGGCCAACTAGCCGGAAAAGCTTTTGTTGAGTTTGTGGAATATATGACGCTGGATCACCACTTAAATCTTGCGCAACAAACCAACCAGCAACAGCCTCTCGTGAGGCTTGTGATTTCATGTTGTGCGGGCCAGTTCCCGTGGAGCCGCTAGTGGCTAGCCCCAGAATAACCCCCTGCAGGGCTGCAGAGTCTAGGTCTCGATCTCTTAATTCTTGTCCGAATGATTCCCCAAGCCAAACATCATCGATGGATGCGGCAGGATAAAAGGTTGCTGCTGTGGAAAGAAGTTGCGGGTTTGTGTTGAACCGCTTGCGAATAAATTTGTCGCTACTGTCGCTGAAATTAAATTTAACTCTTTTGGGAGAGCTAGTGTTTGAGCCGCTATATTCAATTGTAAAAAGACTGTCGCTGTCCATTCCAAGCAAGAGGCCGCGGCCATTATAAGTACCCAAAGACGCGGTCGCGCCGACCGCGGATGGAGTCCCTCCGGGGGCGACCCCAGATCCGGCGCCCGCTCCGCGAACAGGTCCAACAAGACTTATCGAACCAGAATTCATGTAAAATATTGCCGCCAGATGTAGTTCGTTTCCGGAAGTATACACATCCGTATCAGATCCCGAGGCACACACGAATAGGCCATAGGCTCCTCCCGTGCTGCTGGGGGTTGAGGACAAATTCTTTGTGGTTCTCCAGCCGGCGGCCGCGTCTAAGCCGGCACTGGAGCCTGCTGATGTTTGTTGTCCAAGAAGACGCACGTAAGTAAGTGGTGCAACTCCTGATCTCAAAAATGCCTTCGCGGCATAGGTTCCGTACATTGGGGAAACATAGTTTCCATCACGATAAACGTCGTTGTTGGTGCCCCCAGGAACGGCATCCCCAAACATCTCAACAAACTGAGAATATGATTCTACTTTTATTGGCTGCATTGCAAGGCCGCGGGTGGCGCGGCCGACAACCACGGGCCCAATTGCGTCTACAGATTTTGGAAGAAAGGAATTATCAATTTCATTAATGAAAACTCCAGGAGAGACAAATTTAAAATTCTTTACTGACATGGTTATTTATTTTCCTTCGCTCGGTTGACAAAATGCTGTTGTGGTCTTTTCACATAGTCATAAATAAGTAGTATTTTCAACCTCAAACGTCAGGAAGGTATTTAATAAAACCATTTTTACTTCAGGAACTAATTGCCAAAAAACCCATCATTCCCAGGAACTGGGCCTGACTCTCTGGGGTACGTTAATTCAACCACATTTTCATCGACTCTCACAATCGGCCGATCATCATTTTCTCCTTCTCCTATCAAATATCCCAATACTTTGATAGTGATCTCTGATGTAAACATTCTCAAATCTTCACCAAGATTGCCCACATTATTGCTATGCGCAAAGCTTTGTTCGATAAAGGCTTCGTATAGGTGGCCGTTTCTTTTCATGACAAATGCATTAATTTGGCCAGGCCGAGTAATGAATGGTGTCATCAAATCATTCATCTGCTGTTGATATTCTGATTTAATAATAATCTTATAATCTATATTAATATATATGGGGATGGGAATGGACAAGGACTGAATAATAATTTTTTTGTTGATTCTCGGCGAGTTTAACTGTTTTTTAGCCCCCAAATTATTTCGCGTTGCAGAAGCAACAGCAAAATTTCTTGTTTTGTCTTCTTTTATTCGCTTAGCTATCACCACGCGACCAGTGCGGCCATTTTTGTCTTTTGAATACAAATGAGCTTGAAAACCGCCTTTTCTTGTCGGATCTTTGGTAATTCCTGTTCTCTCTATGCTGATGATTGGTAATTTTAGGGCTCCGCCGTCGTCTCGTAATGATTTTTCGTTTTTTACCTGGAAGGAGCGTTCGGGTGCTTGCCAAATTATCGGTACGTTCGTAAATCCTTCGTTTGTGTGGGCGCTAAGATCTAAATCAACCTTTAGCCATGAAAAAATCGCATAATCAATCGTCTCTATGGTGGAGGCCAACACCCCTAATTCTTTAAGGGTGTGTTCGGAACTTCCAGCCGGAAGCATTGCAAAATCAAAGTTATCAGGTAGCATCGAATAGTCCCTTCCTTGCTCTCTTACATATGGCCGAGATTTCAAAACCATAATCGACTTGACCAAAAAGTTTTGATTCCTCGCTTAATTTCATAATTTCATAATAAAAATCACCATATAAAACAAAATCACCCTCGCGAACATATAGATTTTGATCTTCTTGTAGGCGGCGCTCATGAAAGTGAACCTTGATTTCCCAACTCTTGTCGACCCCTGCGCTTTCCATATAAGAAGTTGCGTATTCGGTCCACTCAACTAAAGCATATATTCTGATAGGAGGCAAATATGTTTTTGTGATTGCTTCGCCATAGAGATCATGAAAATTCGTTGTTTCCATATCAATTGGGTAATATAAAATCTGTTGGCCAATGACTTTTTCAATTAGCTCGTCATTAACCTGTTTTACTAAGTCCCGCTCTTTCTTACCTAAGAATAAGGGCGGAGGTGGGGCAGCCGGCTTTTTCCATTCATCTCCCATTGTTTATCATCCTACAAATATTGGCAGCGGCGAATTCTTTAATGTTGCCTGTGCTGCATCGGCTTTTTCACCGTCCAGTTTCACCAAGGTGGTGTATTCCATCTCCTTCAGTATCTCGGCTAATTTATCTCTTAGTTGTGTCTGCTCTTCTTTCGCTTGTGATAGCAGTTCTGAATGATTTAGTGTGACACTTTCTCCCGGAATGGGCATTGTGGTAAACTTGCCTCGAATTTGACCTAGCATCTCCTTACAGAGCGCTAAAGCATATTTTCGAATCCATTGTTTCCCGATGGCGTTAATATTTGCATAAGGAATATTGCCAAATGGCAATGTATTCATATTATTAACACCGCTGGTTCCAGTTTCATACCTATCGTCGTCATCCCAGGCATTTGATTCAATATAAAATTTAACCCACATTCGATCCTCCACGCCGGAACCATAGTCGCTTGGAGTTGGATAAAGGCGCAATTTGTTATCTACTAATTCATATGAATAATGCGACGTACGCGTATAAATTGAATCTTCGTACATCATGGCTTGCATTTTATTCTGCCATGTTGGGATGATCTCGAATGTTGCATCATCTGCATATTGTCCATATGTGGAAGAGTTCCCTACGACGCCAAAACCGCCATAATAGCCATAAAATCTCCACATTGCGCGGGGAGATCTATAAAACACTCTTGTTATCACAACTCGCTTGTTTCCAACTTTGTCGGCAAAATCAATCACATTGCCATCATCATCCGTGCCCGAAGACGATGCGTCTTCGACAATCGTTTGAAGATCATAATCTTGCTGATTTTCCACTATTCCGAAAGAAGCCGAATATTGCCTGATTGTGCCGCCTATTCCGGCCGCTGCGGCTAACCCATCTCCAACCTTCTTTGAATATGAAAATTTAAATCTAGGATATTTTAATTCTACCCTGGAAGCTCCTAAGCTCGACGAGAAACTACTTGCTTTCATATTCCCCATGTGATCGAAGGTTCCTGTCGCATTTCCCAGGGCATCTGATAGGGCATTCTTGCTTTGATGCAAGTTGACGATGTATGAGTATTCCAGCACAGCTTCTTCGTAAGCTGCATATACATTTGCGGGCGTTAGCTCGATATCTACGACGTCGCCACCCAATTTCTTATATACATAGGCAACTTGGGTCGCGGCACCGGTCAGAAAGTCAGCAGAGCCGGTATACATGCCAAATGGAAGCGATCCGGATACTTTTGCTGCACTGCCGGTTGATGTTAATACTATGGCGCTGGTTTGAGAACGTGGGCTAAGATTGGTCGGCATGCATAAGTACTCCTACTACATAAATAGTGAACATAAACACAAAGTTCAATGCTTATGAATTCTTTATTTAATACTTGCGGGAAGTTTTAATTTTTTTCTTTGCCGTCTTTTTCTTGGTTTGGGTTTCTACTTTGACAGTGGGCACCTCTTCAACTGTTTCAACGGCCGGCCTAACGACCGGGATTGGTGCAGTGTTGAGTGCACGAGACTTCATTTTCCAAGCTAATCTTCTACGAGGGTTCATGGTGGTTCTCCTTATAAATAAGTAGTTTTAAAATGTCGAAAACGGAAATCTCAAAAATTGTAGACGAAAAAAATTTGGCAGATCGACATTTTCAAAAAAAGAGCCCCCTAACCAAAAGGCAGGGGACCCAAAAAACAGCAGACGAATTTAATCGTCAGCATCAATTTTAGTCGTCAACGTCAGTACCAGCCGCTGGCTCGAAACCAGTGCCTGATGCATCTTCACCGCCGTAGTTCAGTCCACCAATAACATACCAGTGGGTACCATCAGCCACAACGCGGAAAGAGGTGCCAATCAAATCAGCCTTTGTGCCCACATCACTAATATCAAAGACGATAGTTGACGAATCGAAAACAGAGCCTTCGACGCCATCTTTCACGGTCTGGTAGACCCCTCTGAAGTTAACTGCATCCGTTGCAGTTTTGATAGTGATGTTGTTTGTGCCATCGCCAGGATCGCAAATAACAAATTCAAACTGTAATCCTGCTGTCGGAGTTGGCATCGTAACCTCGATTCCTCTACTACCTGTATCGGATGATACCGTTAAGGTAACGAGCGAGTTGCTTTCAGCTGCATTTAATACTTTGTCAACCGCTGCTGCGGAATTCTCCAGCGCAATGATATTTTTGCGCAAACCTTTCAATTCAGTACCTGCGCCGAGATTAATCTCTCTTTTCAAGTTCTCTAGTAATGCTTGGGTTCTCGCCAAGCCTATTCTTTTTCCCATAATTTAAAACCCTCCATTTATGTGTTTATAATTTAGGTGAGACAAAAGATATACTCCTG